TTTTCTCCTAGTTGAAAAGATATAGTCCTCTAGGGTGTCTGCCAAGTCAGTCTATATCTAGTTTATATTATCTTGGTGTCTATATTATACAAAAAAAAAGGGGACTCGTAAGTCCCCTTCTTTAGTTTTATGTTAAAAGATTTAAGCGGCTCCTGGTGAACCAAAGATACCTCTAGGATCTGAGAATCCAAAAGAATATCTTTCTCTTGCTTTAAATCTTACATTACCTGTATCAAAGTCACCTTCGATCGCAGTTTTAATTGGACTTCTAACGAACATTTTCATGCCATTAGGAGCATCTGTCATGATGAAGAAAGCATCAGTATCTGTTAAATAATGATTAACTCTATAACCCTGTGGGATCATGCCCATAGAAGCCAAAGCGTTGATATCATTATCAGCAGTACCTACTCTTTGCGGTGATTTAAGAATTCTATCCGCAGTAAACTGAAGTTCTTTTGGAATAATCAGTTTCACACCTTGCATAGCAATCTTTAATCCTCTTTCATCAACAAATGCAGCAATGTCAATTAGTGACTGCTCTAGTGATGTTTCAGATAGGTCAGCAGCAGTTGATAATTCATTTCTGAATGTACCACCAGTTGCAAGTGGGTGATCAGTCGCACAAAGCTCCTTACCATCTCCACCAGCAAAGCTAGAATTAAATGCATTATTTAATACATTTGCTGCTTTTACTTGTTTAGTATTAGCCATGGAACGTGCCAAGGCTCTTGTATAACGAGCAGCTAATCTATCGTATAGATTATCTTCAATCGCTTCTTCAGTGATAGCGAATGCCATTGCAATAGTTTCGTGAGTGTACCTTGCAGTAAAAGATTCAGTTGCTTGGTCAAAAGTAACCGCACTACCTTCAGTTTTTACTGGTGCACTACCAAAACCTGTTAGCATCACTTCTTCTTCAAAAGCTCTGTCTGATGCTTCTGATACATAGATTTCAGCATGTTCGTTTTCGTATCTATTATATTCTAAGCCAAAGAGAGCATTTAAACCAGGCTCTAGCTCTTTGACCAATTGTGATCTTGAAATAGCCATATTTTATCTCCCTTATACCCCTGTATCCGCAGCCGAAGCTGGTGGATTCAGAAAGTGATTTTGAATTCTTACCACAACATTTGTGTTTGCTGTAGTAGTGTCTTCATTGTTAACATCTTGGCTTATATCTACTGCCTGCAATGGAATTGCATTCGTAGAATCCGCAGTGCTGGTATCTAGTTGCACTTTGGATATGCCCGTTGCTGTGTTCCCAGTTACGTTAGTGGTTTTGTAGCCAATAAACAGACCTGCTCTTGTCATAGCTTCGTCTGAATCGACTAAAAATAACGTATTAGGATCATCGATTACATTAGCAACAATATCACTAGCATTAATACTACCAGGATAAAAGTTACTAAATGTTGGTTTCTTCGTAGTTGGATCAGTATAAAATACACCATTAAAAACACCAATTGGTTTCACAGCTCCACTACTAGCAGTTACGTCATATCGTTCGATATTTCCTGCTGCTACTGGAACTACCAAGTCACCTTGAAATATAGCTGTTCCATAATTGGCTGCAATAGTATACCTATTCTGAGCGTTATTCCACGGAGCACCATTTAGCGATTTATAAGGTCTTAGACCAAACTTTTCACTTTGATTTGCCATAAAATATCTCCTTTAAAGGCATTAATATTACAGCGATGGCTTTTATCAAAAAATTATGATTTACGACCACCACCAAAAGTTACACGAGATTGTCTATTAACATTAATAGGCATCTCTGGTCGTTGCTCCCTTAGAATATCTTGATCCACGGCTTTTACTTGATCTGCAGTAACTTGTTGAAAATACTGCTTGCGTGACTCAACAATTTCTTGAGGTATCCTTGCCAACACAAGGCCGCCAACCCCGATTAACCCCTGATATTGACCAGATTGAATTACTGGATAATCGTGATCGCCAAGTTCATTTTTTATTTCCTCAGCTCTTACAAATTCCCAGCCTTCCCTAAGTTTTTTTGAAACATTACCTGTATCTTCTTGTCCCATAAACTCAGTTCTAATCCACCTGTGCACTGTACCTTTTGGTGCAGGGGGTGCATCCAGACTTGATGGAGGAGTCCAAGGTTTATTCCTTAATGGCTTATTCTCTTGAGACCCGCGTGAGGTTCTTTCTATTTTTTCATTCATTTTATTGCTCCTTCACGTGTTTTGCGTATTCTTCTAGTGGCACTCCTAATTTTTTGGCAATAGCCACCTGTGAACGAGTGAGTTTCACAGTCTTGCGTCCTTCCTGTTTACGCCCCGCAGAGGCAACAGTTTGAACGGGTTGTTTTTCTTTCACAAACTTTTGAGGAAAATAATCCCTCATCCTTGTGTCTATCTCATTGTAATACTCATCTGATTCTGAGTCAAACCCTTGCTCTACTAAATCCTGATGAATACCAAATGCAGCATTAGTCATGACCTTATCTTTACCAAACCATTCATTTTCTTTAGCCCATTCTTGTGCTTTAGGACTTGCAGGATCTGGTTGACTAACAGGTTGTTGTGCTTGTTGAACTGGTTCTTCTTTTTTTTCTGTTTCTTTTGTTTTTTGTTCCTCTTTTTGTGCACTGTGTATTTTAGCTTTTTCTTTTTCTACGGCTAATTGTGTAAGCTTATCGTTTGCCTCCATAATTTTATCAGTATCATTATTGTCAATAGCTAATTTTAAAGCACTTTTTACTTGTTCTCGTTGTGCATCAACACGAGCTTCAAACTCTTTAAAATAGCTATCATCAATGCTATTTACTTTTTTTTCAGCCGTGTCGTATTTTTTTTGTAAACCCTTTGCATAATCAAGAGCCGCTTTTTCTCTTCGTTCAGCTTCTCTCATTTTTCGTGTGAGCTGATCAATTCTTTTTTGCACGTTGTCTGAGACTTGTTGCAAGTTGTCTTGTGTCTTTTCTTCTGTCGTTTCTTTTTGTTCTGTTTCTTTAGATATTTCTGATTTTGTATCCTTTTTTATTGGATCAGTGTATCCTAAATCAACATCAACCTTTTCAGGTTTTTCCTCAGCAGGTTTCGCATCTATGGTAACATCCTCTTCCTTTACGTCATCAATATCAAGTTCAACTTTATTGTCTTCTTGCATAATTACTCCTTAGAATAATGCGAGGATATCCTCGGGTTTGTTAATAGTTCCGATGATCTCATCATCATTTAAGATTCTGTGTTCACCGTATTTAGTTTTAAAACGAGCTCCAGCATATCGTCCATAAACAATAAACTGTCCCTCTTTACACCAAGGCCCTGTTGGAAATTTTGTTTTATCTTGATAACACAAATCCCCCATCTTCACGACTAGACCAACTACAGTTGTCATTTGAATGGTTTCTTGTGTTTTCTCTGATAAATATATACCACCTTTAGTTTTTTTCTTACCAGAGTAAGGTCTCACTAAAAGTCTATATCCTACAGGTTGGGGTAAAATTTTTAGATATTCCTCAGTCTCTTTCGATCCTTTTGGAATTTTAACGTCATCGCTGTCTTCAGCAAAACGTTCAGGTTTGATCAATGTCATCTACATTATCCTCTCTATTTTGCAGGTCTTTTAGATCCTGAAGCAGTGTTTCTAAAGCACTGAGCTTACCCTTAGCATAATGTAGGTTTTCAAGTTTGTCTATACCATAACAAATATGATCCTTTGTTTTCTCTATTTCCTTTTTTACATAATGTCGAATAGTTTGTAATGTCTGTATATCAAGCATGTCTTAAATGATGTTTTGGCCCAAGTTTTTTTCTATGTGTTTTACCAACTTGTTTATATCTTCTTTTTGTTTTTTTTGTGAAGGTTATCTCTCTTTTGTGAACTCTCTTTGGCATATTTTTCAACTAATATAGGGTTTTTTACCACAGGTGATTTATAATCTCTAATCTTTTTTTTTGGAAATTTATTATTATCGTGCCTTTTGTGGCGTATAAATATTTCCTTTTCCTCTCCAGTCACGTTTTTCTCCCCTTGGTACAGATATCTGTTTTTCACAAGCATAATCACTATGCGTATTGACAACCATTTCCTCTTTATCAGTGCACACATAAAAACATTTTACACTGTCCTCACCAAAAAAAGGTTCAACATTTTTTTCTTTAGTTAATCTGCAAGTCACTTGATATTGATTTCTATCATCATACAATCTTGCATTTCCCGCCCATATTTCTTCTGCCTCTAATGGTACACAGACGATATAACAAATAATACTTTTTGTTAGGTTCTGCATTTTATTTTTTTATTTTAGCAATACCTTTGAGCCCAAATGATCCTGCTATCGAAGCCAAAATTCCGTACGAGATCCAATCAGGACAATCATTTTTAAGAAACAAAAAACCTTGTTGCATATAAGGTTGAAGTGCGGGTACAAAGGATGCAAAAATTATAGCAATAAACGTCAGGGTCCAGGCCTCATCTTTCCATGAATTATCTGATGCTGACATGGCTTTATCCTCCCAAGAACCGTCCTGCTCAATTTTTGATTTAGTTGCCTCCAATTTTGTCAACTCAACTTGTGATTTTAACTGTGCTTTTTTTTGTTTTCCTTCGATCCAAGTTTTAGCAAGATTTGCAACTGGGC